ATTAAGTACGTTATGTGGCAGACACAAGGCGACATAAAGGTATGTGATGAATGTAAGGAACGCAACGGCAAGATTTACCCGTTAAGCGAATATCCTGGCAAGGCACATTATAACTGTCGTTGTTGGTTAGTCCCCGTACTTAAAAAGGAAGGTAATAACGGCGAAAGCTGATTATATACAGGCAGAGAAGCCTTAAACCACGAACGGAGAGAGAACTTCGCACCAAACACAACAATTCAGTCGTGAGAGAACACGCAAACAAAACGCAAGGAGAAAAACTTATGGCAAACATCGACACATCAAAAATCGAAGGTTACGACACTATGACCGCCGAGGAAAAGGTAAAGGCTTTTGAATCGTTCAATATTCCTGATCCTGATTATTCCGGCTATGTCAAAAAGGACGTATTCGACAAGACCGCTTCCGAGCTTGCACAGACCAAAAAGGACTTGAAGGCAAGAATGACGGAAGAAGAAATCGCAAAGGCAGAACATGAAGCCGAGTTGAACAAGTATAAAGAGCAGGCACAGACTTTGCAGAGAGAAAAGAACATATCCGAGAATAAGGCGAAGTTCTTATCTCTTGGCTACGATGATAAGCTCGCAGGCGAAACCGCCGAAGCACTTGAAAACGGAGATTTTGCAACGGTCTTTAAGAATCAGCAGGTCGTAATCGAGAATGTGAAGAAGATTGCAAAAGGCGAAGCTATGGCTTCAACACCTGCACCGGCAGGCAAGGCTACCGACGGTAGCAAGACAATTACAAGAGAACAGTTTGACAAAATGACTTATGCCGAGAGAGCAGAACTCTTTGATTCAAACCCTGATCTCTACAAAGAACTTTCAAAATAAATCAAAAAGGAGAAAATCAAAATGGCACTTGATCCTAACGCAACATTACTTACTAACGTAGTAAACCCCCAGGTAATGGCAGACCTTATCGAGAAGAAGCTCGTTGACTTCATGAGATTTGCCCCCCTCGCAACAATCGATGATACACTCGTTGGCAGACCTGGGAGCTCCATAAGTTTACCTGTTTACAATTACATCGGCGACGCCTCAATCGTGAGTGAGGGAACAGATATTGGTATTCAGCAGCTCACAAGTTCTGTTCAGCCTGTAACAATTTTCAAGATTGGTAACGGCGTTCAGATTACCGATGAAGCCGTTTTGTCAGGTTTTGGTGATCCTCTTGGAGAGTGTGCAAAGCAGCTCGCACTTTCTATCGCTTCCGAAACAGACAATAGCCTGCTCAACGTACTTTCAAACATCGCTTCACCTATGGTTTACACCGCAGGTACACCTGGCACACTCGCTTTCGGTGATATTGCGGACGCACTCGAACTTTACGGTGAAGATATTGACGAGGGCGGTGTTAAGGTTCTTCTTATCTCACCCAAACAGTACACACTTCTCCGTAAGTCAAGCGGTTGGCTTCCTGCTTCCGATATTGCCGCTGATATTGCTATCAAGGGCGTAGTTGGTATGGTACAGGGTTGTCAGGTTGTTATCTCTAACAAGCTCACAGAGGCTTCCAACAAGGAGAACGCTTACATCGTTAAGCCTGGCGCACTTCGCCTGTTCATGAAGCGTGGAACTCTTGTAGAGAGCGACAGAGATATTGTCAACAAGTCAACAGTTGTTACGGCTGACAAGCACTTCGCACCTTACCTCTACGACGCTTCAAAGGCAATCAAGATCGTTGTTAAGTGATAGGTGGTAACGCTTATGGGTATGCTTTTGAGAAGAAGAAACGCAACGGCGGTTAAGGAAGGCAAGACCACAAAGGTTGCCGATGTTACACCCGTTGCAGAGAAGAAGGCAACAAAGAAGGCTGACGAAAAGAAGTCAGATAAGTAATCAAAAGGAAGGGTTAGCGATATGACAGACGTTGAAAAGTTAGCAATATTAAGAAAAATGCTTGATGATAGCGATACTACATCGGACGATACCGCTAACACTTACCTTGCCGCAGCAGAAAAAGCCGTAATCAATCTGGCTTATCCGTTTGGCGACGGTACGGAAGAAATGCCCGAAAAGTACGAGTACGAGCAGATTGAGATTGCGGCTTATATGCTGAATAAACGAGGTGCGGAAGGCGAAACCGCCCACACGGAAGGTGGCACAAGCCGGACATTCGAAACAGGCGACATTCCTATCTCATTACGAGCAAGGATAACGGCTTACGCAGGGGGGTTCTGATATGCGTACTATGACAAGAAACCGCCGGACATTCTACTACGCTGATTTGCTTGGCGTAACAATGTCGCAGGACACCGACGGCAATTATGTCGAAGATACAATGTCGTATAGCAACCCTATCGAATGGAAAGCACCTATAACGGCGGCTAACGGTCAGGCAGAAACACAGTTATTCGGAGTAAACGAGCCTTACGACAAGGTAATCACTCTTAATAAGGGTGAGAACTTCTTAAAAATAGGTTCAATACTTTGGGTTGACACTTCGCCTGATTTGGACGGTGAAGGGAAGGCGACAAAGCCGTATGATTACATCGTAGTCAAATCGGCTGAATCGCTTAACTTCGTAAACGTAGCGATAAGGAAGGTCGATGTATCGTGAAAACCATTCATATTGAAGCATTTGATAAATCATCGGTTGACAAGGCTATTGAGGAAGTCAAGGCTATCAAGAAAGAATGGCGTATGAAGGCGAAGGACGCAGAAAAACTTATTGCGGAAGAACTCGCTAACCTGATAAATCAAAACTTGATGAATGTGGCTATTGCCGATGATCTTATCAACGTCAAAGAACATCAGCAAGTAATTAGTCCCCCTGGCGTTGAAGCGAGGGCAAGAGGTAATACGGTTACTATCTATGGCGAAAATGCCGTGTTTATCGAGTTTGGTGCAGGTATTTACTACAACGGCGGTGGTGTGGATAACCCATTGTCAAAAGCGGTACAGTTCGATACTTCAATCGGTAGTTACGGAAAAGGACACGGTAACGAGCCTTATTGGTTTGTCGCACATAATCTCATATCAAGGGGTACACCTGCATATATGCCGATTAACAATGCGATAGAACA